CGTCCAGAGCAACCCGTCGTTCAACCGACCATCTTGAACGCTACCTCTTCCGTCTCGGCTACGCGCCTGCCCCAACCCTTGCCGAAGGTTTCCCATGTCGGCAGGGCTTGCAGGAACGCAATATGCGACCCACCGTACTGTAAATTTAGGCCATGCCCTGCGGACTTCGGGTGGACGAACAGCAGTTCGACCTTGCCGGAGTTCCACCGCTCTATAGCGTTGTCGTCGTCAAGCGTGAGCGCCTTCGGATACCGGCGTTTCAACTCTGCCAGTTCTGCTTGATATGTGTACACCACGATTGTCGGCGCGTGTTGGTTCTCCTGCAACAACTCGTCAAGCAAATCAAACTTGTGCGTCGAGAGCCAAAACGGCGTCTTGGTCGTCTTGAACTTGCCCGGCGTTGATGTCGCCTCGGTAACGCTCTTGTACACGAACCCCGACGCCATCTGTTGCAACTTGCCCGACACAACAGCGGCGTTGGCCGCGATTATCTTGGTATTGTTGTATTCAAGAACGAGATCCTTCTTCATCTTCTCGTAATGTTTACGATCCATGTCGCACCGCATCTCGACGACGTGGAGCGGCGGCAGCGTGTCACTGTACTCGCCTGGCTCAAGCACAAACGTCGCGGGCTTGATGCGTGCCATAACCTTCTCAAGGGAACCCTTGCGCGGCATCCACTCGCCGTACTCTTTGTTCATCAGGATAAAGTACTGCTGCATGAACGCGCCCTTCGAGCGGCCAAGCAGAGACTGGTCAACGATCTTGCACTGCCCGAATACATCCTCAAGCCCGTTCGACGTGAAGCTGCCCGTCAAACCCCACCTGACGCGCATGGGTTCGATCACCTTGGCAAGCGCCTTGAACCGTGCGCCTGACGGGTTCTTGAGCCGCGTCAGCTCGTCAAACACAATGGCGTCAAAGTTCAACTTCTGAAGCGCCAGCCATTGCAGATTGTCGTAGTTCGTCACGACGATGTGCGTGTTGGCCTGCAACGCCTGTAACCGTTGCTTGGGCGTCCCGACCGCTAACGACATTGTGAGGTTAATGGCCCACAGAGGCCGCTCTACAGGCCAGACCTTCTTGACCACGCGCAACGGCGCGAGGACAAGCACACGGTTGATGTGACCGTGCCGGATCATGTCCTGCAATGCTGTCAACGTAACCGCCGTCTTACCCGCGCCCACAGGCGCGAGGATCATCGCTCTGTCGTTAGCGAAGAGGAAGTCGGCGGCTTCGTTTTGATACGGTCGGAGTTCCATTCGTCTACCTGTTTAATTGTCCACAGACACGCATAGTTCTGGTTAAGCCGTTGCATCTCGGCGGCGAAGAGTTCCTGAAGCGGCGATAGTCTGCCGCCCTTGGTCTTCAACTCGACGAACCATGTCGAGCCGTCTGGCAGACAAGCTATTCTGTCTGACACACCACGCCGCGCCGGGGACACGAACTTGTACGACCGACCGCCCATGCGCTCGACCGCCCAGTTGAAATAGTGTTCTACGTCGCGTTCCATATTTTGTTGTATAAGCCATTAAAAATTGTTTGACAACAGTTTATGTGATGTTAATGTGGATATCTCAACTGGGAAGGGAAAATGAAATGGACGAGCTGTCAAAACTAGTTCACGCAATGCTACTGGTGCTAAAGGGGCATAAAAGCGGTCTTTGCCTTAATGCACTGCTTCACGCGATTATTCACATTATTAAAGAGTGCGCCTTAGCAAAAAAAGACAGGGCGGACGCGCTGGATAAGATAATTAAAGTTTTGGAGAAGATGAAATGAACAACACCAAGATAATCGCGGCCAACGCCGCTGTTGTGTCGGGCAAGTTGCAGCAGATGGCGTCGGGGTTTGTGTACAAGAGCGTTACCGAGGCGACATCAACGCCGGGCAAGTTCAAGACGACCAAGACGCCGTTTTGGCTCTCGACGCACAAGTTTGATCTGCTTGACGAGTTGTTGCAGGAGAACCAACACGCGCCGACAATCGTGGTGTACACGTACCAAGCAGAACTGGCAGAGTTGAAGCGCCGGTATCCGAAGGCGCTCACGCTTGACGACGACAACGCTATAGAGCGGTGGAACTCCGGCAAGGTTGAACTGCTGTTCGTCCACCCGAAGTCCGCAGGGCATGGCCTGAATTTACAGTACGGTGGGTCGCATATTGCGTTCCTGTCGTTACCCCGCGGGTCGCTGGAACTATACGAGCAGACGGTCGGGCGGTTGCACCGTAGCGGGCAGAAGCACGATGTGTGGTGCTACATCTTTATAACGAACAAGACGGTAGACGAGGGGATCTGGGCGGGGCTTCATGATAGACGGGCGCTATCCGACATAGCGATTGAGGAGTTAAGATGCGCATAGAGAATTGGGTTGTGCTGAACAGCAAGTTGATGTCGTACACCGAGGACGAACTGAGGATGTTGATCGACTACGAAATCGACAACGACAGGCGGCCTACGTTCATCGTCAGGTTGCACCAGAGGTATTGCATCCTGCGTAACACGCGGGAGCGCGTTGAACTGTTGGAGAAGTTGAAATGAGGCATTGCGACCCCGTCACGATGGATCACATTATTGAACTACGCAAGCGCGTGGCGCTTCTGGAGAAGCAGCTTGAGAACGCTTTGGTATGGGTGACCGCCAAACAACGCGAAGAAGCGGTTGCCCGTGACGTACTGAAGGAAATGCGGGGAGCGTTGGAACCATTTGCTAAGAAGTATCTTTGGCCCGATGACTCTGGTTATGCTGATGAGTTAAGGGCTGACGAAGATTGGAGTGAAGTTGGAAACGATGATACTTTGGATAGTTGTTTGATACAAAGAAAATGGATCAGAGATGCGCGTGAGGCGTTGAAGGAGAAAGAGTGATGGATATCGTTGAACGATTGCGGAACGGTTGCACCTGTAATTTTGAATCAACACCCTGCGGGGCCGAGGAAGAATGTCAAGCTGCATTTGATGGAGCCGATGAGATCGTGCGGTTGCGTAAAATTCTCTCGACCGTACTGGAAGCCTGTGAAGATGTGAATAGCCCTGATCGGAAGGTACGCGAAGAGATTACAAGAACGGTCCGTAAAGCACTGAAGGAGAAAGAGTGATGGATGCTACTGAAAAATTAGCTCAAATGATGATCCGATGTGGATTGGCAACGGGCCACGGTGACACTATTGACGATTTGATTTTTGAATTGGAAAAGCAAATCAAGAACACATCAAACGCTTTTAGCGATGCACAAAAAGAAATTGAACGGCTACAAAGGGTTCAGGGTACTTTGATTGCTGCGTTCCGTGTAAACATGATGCGGCTATCGCCTGAGTTCACGCATGAAGAGTTTGATAAAGCAATTGCTGAATTTAAGGAGAAAGAGTGATGGGAGTACACACTATGAAAGAATATCAAGTTACCTTGACGGTTAAGAATAATTATTTGTTTCGCCATATGCAGTTGAAAAATATAGGTTCGGTTAAAGAATTAGCTAAAAAAACAAAATTATCAACCGCTACAATACAGTGTTTTTTAGCGTTAAGAAATTCGCCTATGACCATCAATGGGTGGAAACAATCTGTTTTACGTTTGGCAGAATATTTTAACTGCAAGCCAGAAGAGTTATTTCCTGAACAACATCATTATGAACCGTTAGCAAGGAACAAAGCGTCTTTTGAAATGAGTAGCCAAGACGTGATGGAGATTACGTCTTCTTTGCGGCAGGCCGCTATTTCGCCAGAAGACCTTCTTATGCTAACGCAATCTAAAAGTTATGTTAACGAGACAATTCAACAAATCTTAGGCGTTAGAGACTATGAAATAATGCAAAGGCAATTTGGGCTTGAATCTGGCGCGCCCGAAGTTTCTAAAACAATTGCTGCATCGCTTAAGATTAGCCCAGCGCGGGTAAATCAAATTGGGAAAGACGCGCTGAAAAAAATAAAAAAACACGCAAATATAGACCGGCGTTTTGCACAATCAGTTAAAACCATTATAGGCGACAAATGATCCTTCAACTGTCCCCCACACTGCCAATGATTACCCCGAAGGGTAAAGCACTGGCGCACTTCGTGATTGACTACGGCGAAGAGCATCACCTGATGTGGGTGTGCGTTCAAGAGACGGGTGAGATATGGACTTGGGCTAACCCCGAAGTCCGCGTCCAGAGCAACCCGTCGTTCAACCGACCATCTTGAACGCTACCTCTTCCGTCTCGGCTACGCGCCTGCCCCAACCCTTGCCGAAGGTTTCCCATGTCGGCAGGGCTTGCAGGAACGCAA